CTTGGGTTTACGAAAAACTTCACGATTTGATTTTAGAAGCAAACGATACAATGTGGAAGTTTGACCTATCCACTATGAGAGAAGCAATTCAGTACACGGAATACTATGAAGGTGGTGGTCATTATGATTGGCATATGGATTGTGGTATTGGTATTCAAAATCAAAGAAAAGTATCAGTAACGGTTCAACTATCAGCACCAGATGAGTATGAGGGTGGTGATTTACAATTTATGTTAGGCGCTGGACACAAAAACGCACAACGACTTCACGGAGCTGCTGTTGTTTTCCCATCATTCTTTTTACATAGAGTGACTCCGGTAACCAAGGGAACTCGTAAGTCCTTTGTACTTTGGGTAGGTGGAGAACCATACAAATAAACATTAGTTTATGAGAAAAACAAAATTACCAACCGCATTAGTTTATGGTTGGGATAGGTTTGGTGAAATAAAACTACAATCTGACATTTACTTTCAAGAGGGGTTATACGATGGTGTAATTGCATACTCTATGGAAAATGATTCAAATTTTTTTGATGATTTTTCAAAGTACCATCCTGATGTGATTATAACCTTTAATGGTAAAGATTTATATACTGAAATATCAAAATATAAAGACCACCCATACATTATGTCTAAATGGGTTGATTTTCAGTTTCCAACAAATGATGTTATATTAGCAAATGATATTGTATGTCAGTCAACATTTTGGAGTTGTAAATCCATAAAGGAAGTTTATGGTGATAAAGAAACACCATTATTTTCAGTATTTACAGGTGCATATAAAACCAACGAGCGTATATTTAGAACATACGAATCTTTAAAAAATCAAACATATCCAAATTGGGAATGGGTAGTGGTTGATGATTCACCCGAAGGTGATTATAAAACTTGGGAATATCTTAAAGAAATTGCAAGTAAAGACTATCGTGTAAAACCACACCGAGTATCTCCAAACTCAGGTGGTAATGTTGGTGAGGTAAAACACCGAGCAGCAATGTTGTGTAATGGAACTTGGTTAGTAGAATTAGACCACGATGACGCATTAGCCTCTACCACATTTGAGGATTGTTTAAATGGCATTAGGGAATATCCTGATGCTGGGTTTGTTTATAGTGATTGTACTGAATTATACGAAGATGGAACATTCAGACAATACGGACCAGTTGACCCAAATGGGTATGGTGATTGGCAGAACAATGGATTTACTTGGGCATATTGTTATCACGAATGGGTTGATGTTGATGGTAAAAAAGTATTAGGAACATTTTCAAATGAAATAAACCCTAAAACTATCAGATACAATATGGGTATGCCGAACCACGTTCGTATTTGGAGAGATGATGTATACACACAAGTAAAAGGACATAACCGAAATGTTTCAGTTGCAGATGATTATGAACTGATTGTAAAAACATTCTTGGTGACAAAATTCCTACACATTAAAAAAGTTTTGTATTTACAATATAACAACAAAACATCAACAGTTGATTTAAATGTAATTGATATCAACCGCAGAGCAAGATTGATAAGAGACTACTACGATACTCAAATTCACAATCGTATCCAAGAACTTGGTGTGGAAGATTGGGATTGGATTGAAGAAGAAGGACACTCACATCAGTTGTCTTGGTGGATGGACCACACCCGGTATTTTGATAAAGAAGGTGTGATGAATTACATATACGTTCCTAAAAATAGTTAAGTTAAGAAACTAACTATTTATATATTGAGGTATAAATAGGAGAGTTAATGGCAATTCAAATTCCAATATGGCCGGGTAGTAGTTCGTTTTCTTCAGTATCTGCGTCTTATTATACAGGTTCATCTACAACCAAACCAACACCATTTGGTTTTTTTGATAGTGATTCTGTATTTAAATCAGACGCTGATAATGTAGCTAATTGGTGCGCAAACCGATTGGGTTATCCAATTATTGATATTGAATTACAAGATATCAACTTCTTCGCTTGTTTTGAAGAAGCAGCAAACGAATACTCTTCACAAATTAATCAGTATCGTGCAAAAGAAAACCTTTTATCACTTCAAGGTTCTGATTTAAATAACACTCTTGCTAATAAACAACTAAATAATAATATGCAAGGGGTAGTAAACCTTGCTAAAGATTATGGAACTGAAGCAAAGAGTGGTGGTAGAATAACGCACTACACCGGCTCTTTCACTATGGTAGAGGGTCAACAAATTTACAATCTAAACGATAGTAGTGTAGTATCGCTTGAATCGGGTTCGGTTTCCAATGGTCTTACAATCCGTAAGGTATTCCACGAAGCTCCACCCGCAATCGTAAGATACTTTGACCCATTCGTAGGAACGGGTCTTGGTTCGCAACAAATGATGGAAACGTTTGGATGGGGTAATTACTCACCGGGTGTATCCTTTATGATGCAGCCAATGTATGATGACTTACTTCGTTTACAAGCAATTGAGTTCAACGACCAAATTCGTAAATCTCAATACTCATTCCAATTAGTAAACAATCGTATTAAAATCTTTCCATTACCGGTTTCGGGTGATGCTGGTGTAAAGGTTTTCTTTGAATACACTTTGGATACTGAAGCAAACAATCCAATTGCAGCGTCAAATGTGGTTAGTGATTTTTCAAATGTTCCGTTTGAAAGACTATCATATAGTGATATTAATTCAGCCGGTAGACAATGGATTACCAAGTATACACTCGCTTTGGCTAAAGAGGTTCTTGGCGCTGTTCGTGCAAAGTTCTCCGCTATTCCAATTCCGGGAGCAGACATTACTTTGGATGGAGCTGACCTACGAAATGAAGCTGCTACTGAAAAAGAAGCACTCCTAACTCAACTCAAAGAAATGTTGGAAGCAACATCCAAAAAAGCCCTTATGGAAGCAAAAAGAGATGAGGCTGAGTTCCTTGAATCTACACTTGCAAGAATCCCACGACCAATTTACATAGGATAAGAAGATGGCGTTATTTGGTGGTCAACGAGATATGTCCCTATTCAGAACTTTGAATAAGGAACTTATCAACGATATTATTGATACTGAAGTATACTACTTTAAGTTGGTTGTAGATGAGTCAAATACCAACTTATATGGTGAAGGAACCAAAAAGGTATACTATAATCCTGTGAAAATTCCTGCTCTAATTGAGTATAGCGCAATTGAACAAGTCTCCGATGATTTTGGTCAGTATTACACAAGAACTGCTGAGTTTAGATTTTTGCGTGATACTCTAAACGATGATAAAGACATTTTTCCTGAAGTTGGTGATATTATTAGTTGGAATGATGAGTATTTTATGGTTGACTCCATAAACGAATCACAATTCTTTGCTGGTAAAAACCCTGAACATTGGGATGGTGGTCTTGAACAAGGTTATAATGTTTCTATTGTATGTTCAGCACATATGACTCGCCAGACTACTCTTAATTTGGTAGACAATCGTTTTGGTAATTCAAATAGTACGACTAACACAATACCAGTAGGAATCTAATGGCAAATCGTTATAGAGTGACCGACCCAAATAAACCAGACTTGAAAAGAACTCAAAGTTCTACACAAGATGATCCCGTATTGAACAAAGCTAATCAAGTTCGTAGAGATACTGATAGTGTTAAAAACATTTCAATTGGATTATACGACATTGACCTTGCGTTTAAAGATTTTTTGGAAAAAGATGTAAGACCAATGGTAGAAGAGGGTGGTCAGTTAGTTCAAGTACCGGTGATGTATTCAAATCCAGAAAAATGGAAGTCTGCTCAAAGAGACCTTTTTATGAGAGACCCAAATGGAATGATTTTAACACCCGTAATTGTGTTCAAGCGTAATTCTTTATCTCCAAATACGGATATGGCCAAGTTAAAGGTTATAAATGCTGAAGACGCAAATCAAGTATTTGAAAGAACCTACACAAGGGACAATAGATACGACCAGTTTTCAGTTTTAACAGGTCAAAAACCATCCAAAGAGTATTATTCAGTTGAGAAGCCGGATTATGTAAATGTTGAATACTCCACTATTATTTGGTGTGATTACCAAGAGCAGGTAAATAAGATTGTAGAACAAATTGTGTTTTTCCAAGGTCGTTCTTTTGGTGATAGATACAAATTTATGGTTAAAGCCGACTCATACTCATTTGAAACACTTCAAGAAGTGGGTGAAGACCGAATTGTAAAGTCGGAAGTGACCCTTCAAGTCAAAGCATACCTATTGCCGGAGTTTGCAGGAGTTAAAAATAACACGAGAAAAACATATTCAGTTGGTAAAATCATATGGAATGAGAGTTACGACTTGTAATTTCATATTTATACTATATTAAAAAGATTTATTATGGAAAAAACAGTTATATCACTTACCGAAGAAGAAGTAAAGAACATTAATGAGTTGCAGGGTGGAATGCTTCAATCATTAGCCAGATTGGGTGAGATTGAAATTGAGAAGCTCCAACTTGAGGAAGTTTACAAAGCTTTGAACGCTGAAGTAGACCAACTTGTAAGTCGTTACAATACTTTAAAGGAAAACGAGGGTAAACTCGCACAACAATTAAAAGAAAAGTATGGTGAGGGTGTTGTAGATTTAGAGAAAAACACTTTTACTCCTAAACAATAATTATTGTGTTTCCCTAATTTTCTTGGTATTTATTAGTAAGGAAAATTCCAAAAATAGAACATTAGGAGAAAATAATGGCTGAAAGAATTGTTAGTCCAGGCGTCTTTACGAGAGAAAAAGACCTTTCATTTTTACCACAAGGTATTGGTGAGATTGGTGGCGCTCTTATCGGACAAACTGTTAAGGGTCCTGCATTCGTTCCAACGAAGGTAGAATCATTCAATGAGTTCCAACAAAAATTTGGTGGTTTGACCGAAGATTCTTATCTTCCATATACCGCACAATCATACTTACAAGACGCTTCAAACGCAACTATCGTTAGAGTGTTAGGTGCTAATGGTTACACCGCACCAACACTTGCATTAGTAGTGTCATCATCAGCTGGTACTAAAGTAGGTGCTGTATTACACCCAACTACAACTACAAATGGTGGTGATTTTGACTTGTCAACAGTAGATAGTGCTGCAAGTGCTTCTTCATTTATATTGACTTTAACTGGTAGTTCGGTTTCTTCAACCGCTACTTCAGCTTCAATGAACCCGAGTTCTGAAAACTACTTTACTAAAGTTTATGGATTCGCTCCTAAATCTTCCAAAGTAGCTTACACATACTTGAACTTCTCCACGTTCCAATCACAATCATTTGCTACGGGCGAAAACGTTAAAGTTTCTATTGTTCAAACTGATACTGATTACACTACCGCTTACTCTGAAGCCGTTACTCCTTGGATTAAATCACAAAAAGTTGGTGGTGTTGCTACAAACTTATTTAAGATTCATACTCTTTCGCACGGTACTGCTACGAACTATGAGTTCAAAGTAGGTATTAGAGATATCAAACCAGCATCTGAAGTTCCCGGTTCTGAATACGGAACGTTCACTTTACAACTTCGTAGAGTAGATACTGCTAAAGTTCCATATTCTATCTTTGGTCAAGGTGTTCAAGATACTGATACAAGACCAAACATTGTTGAAGAATACACAGGTCTTAACCTTGACCCTAACTCACCAAACTACATCGCAAGAGTGATTGGTGACAAGTATATCACTGTTGATGCTGATGGTAAATTGTCAACAAATGGTGACTACAACAACGCATCAGCTCATATCCGTGTTGAAATGGCTGCTGATGTGACAAATGGTGCTATTGACCCATCGTTGGTTCCTTTTGGATTTGCTGCATTAACTTCACCACTTGATAGTGGTTATACATTACCAGACCCAACCTACGTTGTGTCTCAATCTTTAAGTGATGTTGCTAATACTAAAGTATTCCTTGGATACTCATACGACTTTTCTACAACTGACAACTTAAACTTCTTAACACCAACACCAGAAAGTAATACTGAAACTGTTGGTACTGATTTTGACTTGGCTACTTGTCATTCAAATGGTACTACAATTTCTTTGACATCTGATGTTAACTACAAGAAATTTATGGTTCCATTCCAAGGTGGTTTTGATGGTTGGGAACCTAACCGAGTTGTAAACGTTGGTTCTTCTATCAGCGCTACAAACACTCAAGGTTTAGATTGTTCTTCCGCTACCGCTGCTGGTACGGTTGCTTTGAGAAAAGCTATCAACGCAATTTCTAACCCTGATGAGTTCGACATCAATATGGTTGTCACTCCGGGTATCTTACATAGACTACACTCTTCAGTAACCACGTACGCTAAAGATATGTGTGAAGATAGACAAGATTGTTTCTATGTAATGGATGCTGGCGCATATGGTGATTCAAACGCAACGGTTGTAAGTGCTCTAACTTCGTTTGACTCTAACTACGTTGCTACTTACCACCCTTGGGTTAAAATCCTTGATACTGACAAAAACAAGCCAGTTTGGGTTCCACCAAGTGTTGTACTTCCTGGTGTAATCGCTTTCAACGATTCGGTTGCTGCTGAATGGTACGCTCCCGCAGGTTTGAATCGTGGTGGTTTAACTGATGTTATTGAAGTTAAGTCTCGTTTGACTCACGCTGAAAGAGACACACTTTACGAAGGTCGTGTAAACCCAATCGCTACATTCCCTGGTCAAGGTGCTACTGTATTTGGTCAAAAGACCTTACAAGCTAAACCATCCGCTTTGGATAGAATCAACGTTCGTAGATTGTTAATCGCTGTTAAGAAATACATCGCTTCTTCTACAAGATACTTGGTATTTGAACAAAACACCGCTGCTACAAGAAACCGATTCTTATCAATCGTAAACCCATATTTGGAATCAATCCAACAAAGAAATGGTCTTTACGCATTCCGTGTAGTAATGGATGAGACCAACAACACGCCTGATGTGATTGATAGAAACATCTTAATTGGTGAAATTTACCTACAACCTACAAAGACCGCTGAATTCATTGTCTTGGACTTCAACATTCTACCAACGGGCGCTGCCTTCCCTGGTGCATAATTTGAAGAATAGTATATTTATAAGAAAGATTAGGAGAATTTAAATGGCAAACTTACTCACACCGCAGGAGATAATGTTCACAAACTTTGAACCAAAAATGTCAAACAGGTTCATTATGTATGTGGAAGGAATCCCAGCATATCTCATCAAGGCGGCTAATAG